CCAGTTGCTCCTGCTGTTGTCCTACCTTTACCAGCTTTTGAATATATCTTAATTCTTTTAAATGGTGTCATATCTAGCCCTGTAAGTTGCCATGCTGGATTTTCTGTAATATCTGCTTGTATTGCATTTAAAAAATTAGTATCTGTTTCCCATACTACAACTGGCTTTCTTTGGAATTCGTCAAATACTGCTTTAGTATTAGGGTATTTATCTGTGCTTGTGCTATTTGATATTATACTTGATACTTTATTACTAACACTTTCAAAAGTAATTATATTTGTAGTTGTTAATACATTGTTTGGAGTTAAAGTAAACACCATATATCTTTGTATCCCCTGATATTCAACCTCACCTATAAATTTTAAATCACCTGTATTGACATCTGTTATTTCTATACATTTTGCTTGAAATCTAGTTGTTCCCCATACTACATCTAAATAATCAGCCTTTGCTCTATTTGTTAAATTAGCTGATATTGTATTGTAATTTAAAGTTGATGAAGCTGTATCAACTATACCATCTGCATTTAATAACACTAAATAATAATTAGGTGTAATTATATTATCATCTACATATTTTTTATTTGCTACATCATAACTTGAATTAGGTGTTCCTATATTTCTAATAATAGGTCTATAATTTGTATTGCTACCATTAGCATTTGCATAACCAGTTGCAGTTAATATTGTTCCTAAGTTATCATCTAGCCTTTTATCAAATGTAATTCCAGCATCATAGTCTTCATCTTCAATATCTAAAGTAAGAGTTCCATCTATTTTAACATTTCCAGTTATTTCTCCACCAGTTTTATCATACTTGCCACTTATATCTTGGTGTTGTGTTAAATAACCAGCATCATTTGTAAATGCGCTAACATTTGTTGGAACTGTTGGAATTGTTGGTTTGTTAGTTAAATCGTTATAATCTCCACTAAAACTACTTTTATTATTCCAATTAGTAATATCATTTTGAGTTATTCCACTTGCTACGCTATTACTAAATATTGGGTCTGTTTCTGTATAGCTAGTAATATATCCAGCATCATTCACTAATTCACTAATATTGTCGTTTGGTTGTAGTGCCGTACTTCCTAAATTAGCACCCGTTCTTATTGCCACCAAATCTTCAATTTTATCTTGTTTTGTATTATCGTGGTATGTTATATCTATAAAATTGCTATCGTTTGTTAAATCACTTGTTTTGGCTGGAATTGAGGGTTTATTTTCTAAATCTTCATAATCACCACTAAAATTCGATTTATTATTCCAATTTTGTATATCTGTAGCTGTTATATTATAAGCAACACTAGCTGTAAATATTGGGTCTATTTCTTCACCACCAGGACCACCACCACTTACAACACCAGCATCAATTTCTGTTCCATTACTTAGTGTTATATATAAATGCCCATTTCTTATTTCTGCATTTGTAACACTTATTCCATTAACACCATAACCATTAATACCTGCTTGCCCTCTAACATATCCACAGTCTATTCTTCTGCCATCTGTTAAAGTAATAATCAAATGGAATTCTTTGTCTAGTTCTATATTATAAATTCCTACACCATCAACACCATCTTCACCTCTAACACCAGCTGGTCCTCTTTCTCCAGTATCTCCTTTTTCACCTCTTGGTCCTCTTTCACCAGTAAGTCCTCTTTCACCACGCTCACCTTTTGGACCTCTTTCTCCATCTTTCCCATCTTTACCATCTTTTGGCATATTTACTTTTATACTATCAACTTTTATTTTGGTTTCTTTAATTACTTTATTTTGTTCGACTTCTATTTCTTGTTGTTCTTTCTCTAGCTGATTTTGTCTTTCTAATAAATCATCTTGCTTTTCTTCTAATTTATTTTGCTTTTCTTCTAGCTTTTTGTTTTCTTCTTTTGTCTGTTGCTGTAAATTTAAAATTGCTTGTAATAATCTAAAATTTACTTTCATAAACTAAATACCCATTTTTTTCAAAGCCGATGATATTACCTTATTTTCTGTTTCTTCTGTTATTTTAGGTTCTGTTTTTTCTCCTACTAAGTCTTTGATATTAGTACTTGCTTGTTCTATTTTAGCTATTTCTTGTTCTGCTATCTCTGGTGTTTCTCCAAATATTTTCTCACGATATTCTGCTTTACTTATTAGCCCAGCACTTACTTCACGCATAGCTCTGTTACTTTCTGCTTCTTTATCTTCAACTATACTGTCATCAAATTGTATAACAAAATCCTCTGTGTTGATATTATATTGTCCAAATTTACTTGAAGCATAACATATAGCTAATACTAAATCATATATTGAGCTTTCATATCCTACTTCTAGTTTTTTCTTTCTTCTAAATAACTTACTATTAGAACTTACAACTGCTGTTGCTGTTGATAAGTTAGTACCATCAAAATGATAATGGTTTTCACCAAATCCTACACCATCACCTAGCATGTTTAAGTTAGTATTTAAAGTATTTATTTGTTTGTCTGTTCTTAAATCATCACTATCACTCTGTATTAAATCATCTTTTGTTGCACCAGTAGGGAGTTGATATATAGTAGTATCTTCTGGGTCAAAAGTAAGTCTTTGTGTTCCATCATCATAGCTAAGCATATCAGCTCTTACAAAGGTTCTCCTTCTACCATCTTTTAATTCATTCTTTAAAGAGTCAAATGATAAATCTACTGCTTTTAAATTATCTATTGAATTAGCATAATGAGGTATTCCAAACGGTGAGTTATTAAATAAGTTATTAGTTAGCATTGGTTTAAATATACTAAACCATTTTGCTTCTGACATTGTGTTAAAATCCGCCATTACTCCATGCTCATCTGTAATTTCACTTATATTTCCATTTGTATCTTTAAATAAATGGTTATAAATATGATAGTTGCCATCATCAGCTATTTTATGTACTGATAATATAACATACTTTTCACCATTTACATATTCAACATTTCCAAAAGCACATTCTGTTATCCCTTTATTATTCCAAGTAAGTGGATATATCCAGTCTATATCTACTAAGTCAACTCTAGTTTTTGCATCACTTGTATCTAAATACATCCCATCTTCATTCTGTATTAAATCATACACACCTACTACTGCTGCTTCTGTTCCTAAAGCTCCAGATTTTTCTATTGCTTGGTTTATTAATGTGTATAAATCTAAGTTATCTATTAAGTCCTCAAATTGTTTTTGTGAGTTCTCATCCTTCATACTTACTTCACATTTTTCACTCCACAAAATATCTGACCAATCCTCGCTTATTTTCTTAGCCATATTCATGGTATATCTTTGCTGTTTTATTTTTCTTTTACCATTATAAATAAAATAATTGTGAAATGTTTTTACATTACCTTGATACCATGATTTCCATTGCTCTATATATGTTCTCATAGCATCTTTTATATCTGGATTATATCCATAATTCTTTTTTAAGAAATCTTCTAGTTTCACTAATTATCCCTTCTTTCTCTTTTTATCTAATTCTTCTCTATATTTTATGTAAGCATCTGCCATTTCTTCTGCATTGTTTATCATTTTGTCATCACCAGTTTTTTGGCCTTTTTTCAAATAATAATCAACCATTTCTTTTTTTGTAACTGTTCCTGTTCCATGCTTTTCACCAAATAAAATATATGGGTCATCAATTCCAAATTTATTAGTTTCAGTTTTAACTTTTTTAGGTTCTATCTTCTTAGTATTTTTTTTACCCATATGCCTAATATATGCAGTCATAGGTGTTTCACCTTCTTCTACTAAGATGTGTTGCCCATTAATTGTTATCCATTGTCCTTTACTTGTCATTTTAATTCCTCCTTTTATTTATATATATCTTTTTTTAATTCTTGTTCTATTTCTTCAATTGAAGTTTTGTATATATCATAACCATTTTTAGTTCTAGCATGATATTGATAATGATATTTGCCTTTTTTTTGGTCACCAGTCCAATAATTTTTAACCCTAGTTGATTGTATAGGATATGCTAACTTATTTTTATATTTATTATTTGCTTCATTTATTAATTGTGTCTGAGTTTTTTTATTGCTTCTAATTTTGTCATTCATATAATCATTGATAAAAATTCTTCTACCATCTTTTAAAGTTACCCAACCGCCACTTTCTGACATATTTACCTCCTTTAACCTTTTATATTCATCTTTTATTCTTCATATATTCTTCGTTTACTGGTATTATTCTTTCTATTATCACAGTATTTCTGTTATCATCCATTTGATTTTTAAAAGTCATATATTTATATTCTGTATCTTTATAAGTACCATATTCAGGGAACACTAATATTTGAGCTTTTTTATAACCAGCATTTTTTAAAGCTAGCATTCTATGTCTACCTTCATGTCCCATAACTTTTCCAGTTTTCATATCAACTTGTAAAAACATATAACTTTGATTTAAGGTGTCTAAATCTAACACAAAATTTCTCCTTGTATTATCATCAACTATTTCATTAAGTAGTTCTGGTGTTGTAGTTAAATTCAAAAAATCATCAGGGCTAATATCTGTAATGTAAAATCTATTTTCTGCAAACTTATTTACTTTTCTATTGTATGCTCTTTTTATTACTTCTGTTGGTATTTTGTAGCTTTTTGTTTTCATTGGCCTTAATATTCCATTTTTATATCTAAAAATTACATCTCCATAATCTTTTTTCCCAGTTCTTATTACTGAGTTCATATAGTTATTTGTTTTCATATTAACCTCCTTTTATTCTCATCATTAATTTATCATAAAATGGGAACATACTATATTCACTTGCATCTAAATCATCAATTGGTGTAGTTCCATCATCTAGTCTAGTGTCTGGCTTTTTATCATCCCATACAGCTTGTTGATATGCCTCTATTAAGTATTTACACTCTTTTAAGATAAATCTCCTACTTTGTGCGAATAACATTTGGTCCATATATATTCTATCTATTATTTGTCCTTTGATACAGTCTTGCACTTGTAGTGGAATATTCTCTTGTTGCAATTTCCTATTTAATCCATAAGTAAGTACTTGTCCTAAAGCTCCATAATCTCCAAAACAATGTGTAACTTTTCCATATCTACTAACTACCCTTCTATAAAACTCAATAAACTTTTCATATATCTGTTCTGGCGAATATAATCCTGCTAGTTTCATTTCATCTATAGTCCAAGCTTCTTTAAAGTACTGAGTTATTCCTGTTGCTTTAAATTCAGTTTCACCTCTAGTAGCACCATAGTCTATTCCAATAGATATTATTAAAAAATTAATTTTGTTCCCATGCTCATCAACAGCTTTATCTTTTAAGAACATCTCTGTGTTGTTAGCAAATTGCCTGTAGATTAATCCTTCTGCAAGTACCCATAGTCCTAAGATAAATCTTTCATAAAATACACCACCCATTGACTTATACTCTTTTTTAAGATTTTTAAAATATTCTTCATTTTCTTTTCTTAGTATCTCATTATCATCAAGTGTAAAGCTCCATACTGCCTTTTCTATTTCTTCATTGTCTATTATTTGTATCTTAACCCAATGGCTTGGTGCATCTGGGTTAGTAGTTGCATATAACTTAGCATTTTTAACACTTAATCTTGATAACAACATTTTATAAAAATCTTCTGGTATTTGTGTTAACTCATCTACATAAGCTCCAGCTAGTGTCATACCTCTTATCTTACTTTCTGCTCTATCATCATTTGCACCCTCAAGCCATACAATTCTACCAAATAACTTAGCTGACTTTTGGCTGATAGAAAAAGTAAAATTATTAACACCAACTAAATCTTGTAACAAACCCAAGCAGTTTCTTTTTAAAGAAGTTAATGTTTTACCTGTCATTAAAAACTCACTATTTGAAGGCATTAGTCCTACAAATATAGCCCACTTCAATAATGATACATAAGTTTTACCACTACGGACAGAGCCAGTAAGCAAGTTAATTCTTTTGTCTTTGGCTAGTATAAAGTCTAATTGTTTTGGGTTAAGCATATCATTTATTGCTTTTAGCATTTTTTAAAGCCTCCACCAAATCATTAAGCACACCATTACTATTGTCTTCACCTTTGGTTTCTCCAAGTACTTCTAATATAACTTTATAATTTAAAGCATTACCTTTTACAGCACCTTTAATAAGTCCTAATGTAGCCATATCTCTGTATGTCATTCCATTTTTGCCTTCTTCATCAAGTAGCTTTCTTAATGTTGATAACATAGTGGCTTTTTCCCTTCTAGCTTTTCCAGAAGCAATGCCACCTTGTCTTGCTATTTCCTGCTGTTTTTCTGCTGTTAAGTTATTAAATTGATATTCAACAATATCTTCTTTTGCCACTACATCACCTCCTTTTAAACAAATAATTTTAATTATTATTTTTTATATACAAAACTAGCTGTGGGACATTCTCTATGTTTTATTTTACTATCTATTTTACTTTTACCTTTAATATCATTTTTTACAATATTATATCTAGTTAAACACCATTTTGGACTTTTCTTTAACGAATATATTAAATTTTTTGCACTTGTTATTATACTAAAATCATAACCTAGTTTAATATATCTTTCAGCAATAAATTCTAAAAATTTTGTTCCTAAGCCAATACCTTGATAATCAGGCAATATTACTAATCTACTAACTCTTTTTAATTTTTTGTTTGTTGATGGTTGGTGCAACACACCAATAAAACCAATAATAATATCATTATCATATAATCCATAGCATTGACAAGCACTTGCTATTTCTGTATTTAAATAATGATACTTCCTAAATTTTGCCCACTCACTTCTGCCACATCTTCTAATTTTATATTCTTTTGGTTTTCGTGGGCTAGGTAGGGGACCATTTTCATTATATTAGTATCAAATATCCAGTCTGGTTGTAACCATTCTATTATATCGTAGTGACAACTAACAGCAATAAATTGTTTATCTAATTTTTTTATTGCTTTGTTTGTAGCAATACACATTGTTTGTGCAACATTTCTATCTACAACAGAAGTAAATTCATCAAAGCATATATTATCTTTTTCTAATAATGCTCTTGCTAAATCTACTCTCATTTTTTCTCCATTAGATAATACACTATATGGTTTTAACCAACTAGGAACACTACCAAAACCAACTGTATAAAACATTTTTTCTATTTCTTCCATTGTTTTATTTTTAGGCATATCATCTATAACAGATTTATGTATATATGAAAAATCTTTTATATAATTATCTTTAAATATTTCTTTAGCAATAGTACTTTTACCAGTTCCACTATTACCTACTATTAGTCCTATATTCCATTTTGTTGGTAATTCAATAGAACCTTTAAAATGTTCGTTTGAATGTTCTAATTTAACATCAAAATCATTCATTATTTTTGCCACTCTAAAAGTTTTATCTGGGTTATTTTTTTTTATAATGTTGAAATTGTACATTCATATCCTTCTTCTGTTAATTTTTCATATTTTTCTTCTAAATCTATTTCATCACTACATTTAATTATTATTTCATATTTTTCAAAATTTTTTTCACTTAAATCTGTTCTTTCTATTTCTTCGATATCTTTAAATAAATCAAACCCAAAATCTTCCATGTTGATATCAATGTCATCTAGTTCTATCTTTAATAATTCATCGTCCCACTCAGCAAATTCTCCTACTTTATTATCAGCAAGTCTAAATGCTTTTATCTGGTCATCTGATAAATCATCAGCTATTATAGTAGGTACTTCTTTTAGCCCTAGTTTCTTAGCTGCCTTTAATCTAGTATGCCCTGCTACTATCACACCATTTTTATCTATTATAATTGGTACTTTAAAACCAAATTCCTTAATAGATTTTGCTACATAGTCAACCGCTTCATCATTCTTTCTGGGGTTATTCTCATAAGGAATAACTTCATCAATTTTTTTGTTAATTATTTCCATAATTCCTCCTACTAAATAATTCTTAATTTTCTAAATACTTTTATATAATAATCATATACTTCCCTATCGTTGCATATTATAAATTGCTCAATTTTAGGGTTCTCATTTAAGTTGCTTGAAGTTTCTACTACATAATAGTTGTCTTTTGTTTTTGCCAGTATTACTTTGCTATGATTATTAATATAATTAATTTTAACACTTCTATTGCCTATTATTTCTTTTATCTGGTTATGATATTCATATACTTTATTGGCTTTTGCTACTTTACTCATGATTATGTTTATATTTTTTATTCTACCATTGTCATATAAATTCATTAACATTTGTACTTCTTTAACTCCCACTCTTAAGGTTGTAATTGTAAGCTCATCTATAACTTCTTTATCTGCAATAAACATTATCAAAGAGCAAGAACTCCAGCCACCTGCAGGACTTATTAGCCTTATATCTTCATCTTTGCTAGGTAGTTTTAAACTTCTTTTTAATAATTTAAAACTTTTTTGTAAGTCAAAAAAAATTCTTTTCCTTGATTTTGTATTTAAAATAAAATCATCATCTATTTCTAAATCATCTATATCAATATCAACATCAAAATCAAAATCCATTTTTTCACCTTACACAAATTATACCATTTTTTTATTTTGTTGTCTATTTCATCATATCTAACTTTGGTCTATATAAGTATTCGTTTTTAATTAATATTTTTCCTTTGTTAGTTCTATCACTACAATGTTCTCTTTCAAATTGCACTAAAACATCTCTTATTCTTTTTAAATTTTCTATATCTAGCTTCCCTTTAATATTCATATCTATCATTTCACTTGTTATATAAGCAAACATATCATAGTCCCTGCTTTCTATAGCATGCAAATATGGGTGTGAGCTTTTACCACATAAAATAGCACCGTTCCATCTAGCTATTGGTCCACCATTTCTATTTGGTATTATTAAGTGATGAAAATTATATATGTCTTTCTTTCTTAAACTATACCCCATGAAATCATAACCTAGTTCTTTTATCTTAAATTCCCTTATCATTAATTTTGTGACTTCTTTCATTCTTTTCTTCCCTTCGTCTGTTTATTATTCTTTTTAATTCTTCATATTCAAAATCGCCATTTAACACCTCCCACATCCTATCTTTCTTCCACTCTGCTATCTTTAGTGAGTAAATCATTGCCTTCCAGCATCTAATTGCTGGGGCATTAAAAAAAGGTGTCAAAAGACCTTCATATTGGTCAATTAACACCTCACAGTTATTAACAAAATCTTCAAAGCTAATATCAACAATTCCATTCATAATAACCATTCCCTTTACTTATTTTTTACCCAAAATAATTATAGCATACTATTATAAAAATGCAAATAAAAAAACTACTTATTAAAAGTAGTAATCAATGCTCTTTTTTCGTATGTCTCTACCAATTTAGACTATATCCCAGTAAAACGGTCAGGATAGATGGACTCGAACCACCATGGTATTTCTAGTACCTACATTTTCTTTTTTTGCTGTGTGAGCATTTCTTTTTTTTAAAACTGCTTATATGCACTTAATTTAATACAAGACTATTTTTATTAGATTGGACTCGAACCAATAACATAATGCGTTGCAGGCATTTGTACTACCAATTGTACTACTATTTTGTTTGCAGTAATAGTCTTTAATTGTTTTGAGATTATGTCAAGGCACTTATTGCTAGTTCCCAAGTACTAGTGTCTTTCAAACTTAAAAGGTTTGCGACTAATTTATTGCTGTATTGTGCCTTTTTATTACCTATATTATACTATAATTATGCCTTATAGTCAATATCTTTTTTGTATTTTTCTAAAATTTTGTCAATATAAGTAGTCATATCAAATTTATTTTCTAATAATCTAAGTATTTGCAAGTTGTAACCACTTAAATAGATGTTTCCATATTCATCAAATTCTGGTACTGTTTTATTTCTATCATTAAAGTTCCACCAAATTAACTTAGTTTTTGCCTCATGTTTTTTGAATAAGTCCATAAGTTGTTTTTTACTTTGATAAGAGCCTTGGTCAAATTCCATATCACTCATAACTATAATATATTCTGGGTACTTCTTTAAACCTTTTAATAAGTCCATAACTTTTCCAAAATCTGTGTTAGAGCAGTCTCCTGTGTACATAGATTTATATTGCTCTTGTAAAGTATTTCCTTTAATTGTCATTAAATGAGGGTTAGAACTAAAAGATATTATTTGGTTTCTTGCATAGGTTGAATGTGTAGCTATTGCGTGAGCAACTGCTGTTGCCTTTTCACCAATATTCATACTACTATATCCCCAATACATAGAACCTGAAGTGTCTAATACACAAATTGCGTCTAGTTCTACGCCAATAGTTTCGTTTTCTACTATCTTTTTAGCAACCACATCTGTAGCTTCTGTACTTCTTGTTGTTGCTGTTTTATAAGCTGTAGTAACATCCGCTGTCTTTACATTTAACTTGGCTTTTTCGTTTTTAACATTTTCTATATATTCGCCAAATCTTTCTTTTAAATCATCTCTAGTTGAAAAAGTATGTAAATACTTAACCATAGCTAGTGATGGTACTTTTTCAAAATCTATTTCATTTACAAGTGGATGTATATAGGCTTTAGCATATCCTGCTTCATCAAATAATCTTTCTAGCTCATTTATATTAACAATATTCTTTTCTGCATAAGATAATTTATACTCAACTGTTGAGT